GTATACGGAAGGACTGTATACCGCATTAGCAGTAAATGTTCTGCTATTCCGCGGTGTTTTCCAACAAACCTACCTCGTAGCCACAACCCGCGTAGCCAGCAATGTCAATCCAAGTGTCTGGTTGAAAGCCAGATTTAGACGCGTATCGCGCAACTTTTAACCCGACCATCATCATTGCAACATCTTCACGAGTAATGGGAACATCTAGGATAGCAGACCAGATCTTACTTATACGTTCAAAGTTCTCTTCTGGTCCACCGTATTGCGCGTCTCTGTCACCAGCAATAATAGATGCAGCATTACGTAAAGCTTCTACTCTAGGCAGATTTTCGCTCATTGTTCACCAATCTTTGTGCGCACTGTTACTCGTGCTTCAAGACTAGCGTCTGCCTCCGTGATGCGTATTTCTGCAGATAGAGGGAGAGTTGCCTCTGCGTCATCAGCAAGCCTCTGCCACTTATCCTCTGCTCGCTCACGAAGCTCTTGAAAGTTATTTCCGCTAACTATAAACTCAACCGTGGCTCTCACTAACGAATTCTTTTCTGCAGGAGATGCGGCGTGTAGTGCGCGCCATCAAGAACTGGAGTCTTATCGTCCATTGACTTAAAGATAATGTCGCCATAGCGAACACCAACAACCTTGCCACGGCGCCCGTTGTGAATAAAGCCAGTAGATCCATCGTATGCATCAGCCTTAACGCGGACCTCGTCACCTACGATTATTGCGCCAGGTTGTGCATCAACCCAGACTTCATCAGGTTTCTCTGGCACAATTGAGTGATTAAGAGCGAGCTTACTAAATAGATCTAGTACGTCCTTAGCCTGGCTTTCAGATAGTGTGATACCTTGCCACTTTTCAAGTAGTTTAAGTACGCCATTACCTACACCAACCTTAACCTTTGCTTCTTCCATTTGGGCTTTAACCCATTCAATATTTACCTCAGGCATTTTAGTTGTCCCCTCCTATTTCATCTGGTAAGCACTTGATACATATACCAATGCTTCTGCTGCGCCCAACGTCGTCGATGGCGCGTGTGCATAGTTCACATTTTACGCCTTGATCTTTAACTTTGTACCCCTTGAGCTGACGTTCTTTATTTCGTTCCATTTTTTCAATATAGAACTTATCTAGCATTTCGTCTGTTCCACCCGCCGCAACGATAATGTTCGCGACAAAGTGAAGAACATCAACGGCTTCCTTAACAATTTCTTCGCGGTCTGCGTAAGGAGCATCGTGCTGCCAAGGCTTCCATGAAATAGCTTGACGCATCTCTGCAAGTTCATCGTCAATCGCTAGCATATTCCAGCGCATGTACTCTACCAACTTGCGAATATTCTGCGGCTTATCGCCTGTCATCTCTTCGTAGTTAATGAAGTACACATTTTCCTGTAGATCACGCGTACGACGCAACCAGTTATTAAATAACATTCCCATTGTTATGCCTTTCGACTGTATAGTTCTAGCGATTCGGTTAGTGCAATTGCTGCGTCTCTTTTTGATGAGATTGCGTCTAAATACGCATTCCTTTGATCTTTTGCCAGCCGTGTTCTTTCTTCTTGCGTCATATGCTCAATTGCAGATGCAAGCTGCATCCACGAACTTCCGATGAAGCCACTTTCACGCCAATCAGTTGCAATTGGAGTTAAAGCATTAAGACATTGAACTATGCGGTATGTCCACCATGTACCGTTTTGATGAGGACTAATTAAGGCGCCAATACCGCGCGATATTTGATCTGCAACTTGGTCATCGGTCCATCCTTTATTCCACTTCATTGGAACAGTAGGATTAGAAATAGTAGCAACTGTTGACTTGCTCCAAGGAGAAGAAAAGTTTTCTACAACCCACTTTTCAGTGCGTTCAATGTCAGAAGCCTTTGGTTCAGTTATTAAGTATCTATCTAGGTTAATTCCCTTAAGGCTAGGGCGCGCAGCTTCTGGCAGTTGCTCTTGGATATCTTCGTGCGCGGTCCATGGCAGCATTGGATATAACGTAACTGGCCACTCATCTGCAAGAAGGTTGTCTACTGTCTCTAGAAGACTTTTTAAGACATCCGGAGTGTTCGCTTGCGTGTAGCCCTTGCGATACGAGTAAAAAGGCTTTACGAGGTTATCTGGGTTCTTTTTTATGGCGCGTAGACTAGATATGATGCGCGTAGGCTCAGGTGCGTCAATATAGAAAGATAGGCGACTGTCACCGCGAAGTAGAGAAATAACATGAAGAGCTCCGTATGTTCTATTTGCGCTAAGACTAGTGATAGGGCTTAGTCCAACAAGAATCTTGTCATACACCTTAAGATCGTCAAGTTTCCAGCTCATCTCCGGGTCTGCTTGAATAACCTCACTACCTTGTTGAGTTAGCACATATATAAGCAGACTAGCGAAAGATAGAGAGCGCTTGTTTGCATCTGTAGACACATGTGGCGCGGACATTCCGGTTACAAGTATCTTACTCATGCATAGGTACCATCAGCATTCAACGCAAGACCTTTGTCCTCACGAACAGCACGCTCGATAATGCGATTGCAGTGTTCAACAAATGCGGAGTACTCCGGGATATAAGGCTTAAGCGCTTCCTGTTGCGCAATTGCCGCCGCAGCTAATTCAGAGTCACTCATCTTTTCAACATCAGCAATCTTGAGTTTATAAGCGTCACCTAATGGATCACCTTCGCCTTTATCAGTAACAAGAATAGATCCTACGTGCGCTGCGTATAAGAAACGACTACGCCACCAGCCAGATCCAGCGTGCGGATATGGCGGAGAAAGAATTCCCCAGTGGTGATTGTAAAACTCAAGAACGTCCTGCTCTGTGTCAAAGCGTTGGCCGCCTAGCTTCTTAATAAGTTTACGACTGCCTACGATTTCAACGGGCCACTCTAATGATTTGCGTTCTAGCCAGTTGTCGTGTGGCATAAGAGCTCCAAGCACCCATGCACGCTTTTTATCAGCTGCAGGTTTAGCAGTTACAGGCTGCAGGGTAGGAATGACAGTTGCAGTCGGGTCAAGAGCTTCAATAGGACCTAATTCGTTAGGCATACGCTTGCGAACGATTGATCTATCGCCAAATCCGTACATAGGGCATACTGGGACCATGCCAGCTTCCCATCGTTTATCTACAAGATCGGTTGCTGCTTGTACAAGACGCTTTTCCCATGGTTTAATGTTTTCATCATTGTCCATCATGTAATAGCGTTCAATGTAGCATTTCTTTGCTGCCGCGGGGTTTACCTCGCGGATTCTTTCAAGTGCAGCTTCAATATCTGCGCGACTAAAGTAAGTTGCGCCTTCGTCACCGCGATGTTCAGTCCCTACAAGGAGATGCTTATACAACATTGTAGGTTTACGAATTAACGCACGTGCTCCATTAAACACAGTATTAAACTGCCAATCATCAAAGAAACCGACGCAAGGAATGCCAGATGATAGAGCATACAGCGCGCCCATCGCGCCTTGGCGACCATTCAATGAGTTAAGTGGTGCAAGATTTATCCACAGTGCATCATAAGATGATAAGTCTTCGCCTGGTGTGATCTTGCGCCAGTCAACTTCATGGCCAGACTCACGCAAAGCCTTAGCAATAGATGCAGGTACGTCAATCTTTTGAATAGTTCTTTTTTCAGTGTTTATCTGCAAAGCAGTAAATCCACTCATCAGAACTTTCATACTACCTCCTCGTGGTTAAGTACGTTTGGGACATCGTCTGAACTTTACCAGGACAGACGATGAACCAGACGCACTTAAATTAAAAAGGTGCTGCCGGTGGAGCCGCTGCTACAGCAGGTGCTGCTTCAGGGGCTGGAGCTGGTGCTGGTGCTGCCTCAGCGACGGGAGCCATTGCTGGTGCAGGTGCTGGAGCTGGTGCAGGTGCTGGAGCAGCAGCTGCAACTGGTGCACCTGGTGTTGACGCAACTGACGGGTAGTAGTTCTTGATTTCGTTCTTCTTCTGACCTTGCCAGGTACGTGAAGTAACAGCCGCACGAAATGCACGACCACGAATTGCTTGCTCAATCTGCGCGTTTGATGGGTTGGTTGCAAAGAACTCGCGACCAAGACCTAGTGCCATCATCTTACGGAAGAACATTCCAAGAGCTGCGTTGTTGTCTGGTGTAACTACAAGGTTATCCCAAACGAGTCGCTTCGCATGCGCGCCGTTTTGAACCTGCGCTTTAATTGCGAACATTGTTTTACCAGACTGTGAAGTCTTAGCAGTTGCTTCCACGATGACTAAATCATAGTCACCGTCTGGAAGTGGATCGTAGCCAGTTGATACTTCACCAGCTTCTTTGACGAGATCGCCCCAGTTGAGTGTACTCATGTTGGGTTAGTTTCCTTTCGTAGGTGGAGTTGCTTGCGGTTTTGGACCGAAGATCATGTCTAGCATGCGCTCGATTCCAAGGTCTTGCTGTTCAACGATCTTTCCAAGTCGACCTTGTACTCGCTCGCCTGCTTCGTATTCGTCTGTACGTTCTACATACATACGTCTTGCCTTGTACGGTGGTTGCAGTGGATCTGGATTTGCGTGTGTCTCCACTGTAATTGCGCCAAGAATGTCGTAGAAGTATGGTGCTTGAATTGCAAGCTGACCCTGTAGGTACGGACGTGAACGACCGTCTGTTCCAGGACGCGCCATAGCAGTTAGCACAACAGCTTCTAG